ATGAAGATAGATAACTCGTTTTGGCTTTTTTTAATGTTAGTTGCTGTTAGTTGGTTGGCATTGACACTTTATGATAATAACACTGCAGTTAATAGCGACAACGACAAGTTAAAGCAAGAAAACATCAAACAAAGTGCGGTCATTGCCCTTCAGTCATTTCAATTCAATCGCTTTAATCAGATAGCAACAACAGCATACCGGAACGGCATTCAAGCTGATGCGAAAGCGCAGGAGAAAATCATTGAATATAAAACGATACTCAAAGCAGAGTCTTCTTGTGATTCTCTTGTGCCTCAGCTTGTTACTGATGGCTTGTTCGAGTACACAAACGAGCTACGAGCGCGCGCAATGCGTTCCAATTCCATCGACGTTAACTAATTCTGTGGTACCGCCATTGCCGCCTGACAGTGACGGAAAAACCTTATCATTCAAAGCGTCTGTATTATGGAACAGATTATTGCTAGGAACGATAGAGAAGGCGAATACGCAGTTTGAAGCCATCCGAGAAATTGAAGCTTCTAGAGGTAATAATTAACCCAGTGTAAATATGCTAAAATTATCAACTACTATAATTATTCATAGAAGCTAAGGAGTATGTAGGATGGAAGGTTTGAAGTTGTTAGATCCGTGGATTACATCTGATACATATGGGCGTGAAGAGGGTGGGGATATTGAATTATTTAATACAGTTGTATTGAGGCTATTGGAGAGGCATCCCGACATAAATGAAGATATGTTTAGAGAATACTTATTAGGTGTCAAAGGGGATGATGAATATTGGCGCGAAGTCGCTAAAGATTTTTCATCAAAATATGGTGCCATTAGAGATTTTTATCAATATCTAAACAAATAATATACAAATTATTACGTTATTTATATCTATGATAGCCAATCACAAAGCCTACTTTCGAGTGGGCTTTTTTATAGGTTAAAGGAGATAAACACGATGGCTAAACCGGATTGGGGGACGCTACAACAACAGTTCCTCGCCGCTCACGCCGAATCAGGAATATCCCCGAAAGAGTGGTGCGAAGAACAGGGACTTAATTACGCAACTGCGCGTCGATACATCAAGATATCAAATGCGCAGAGTGCGCAAAAAACTGCGCACAAGAAATTGCGCACTGCGCACGATAAAGAATGCGCAAAAGAGCCAATACACGATAGTGATATATCAATTGCGCAGAGCGGTGAACAAGATAATGCGCACAATGATGAAAACACGTTTAACCTGCGCAACTACAAGCTTACAGACCTACAATTTCGTTTCGTCAATGAGTATCTTATCGACTTAAACCGTACTGCTGCATACAAGAGAGCAGGTGGTAAATGTAATGGACATAATGCCTACGCTAGCGCAAGTCAGATATATAGAAATATTGAGGTCAATCGAGCAATCAGAGACGCGCTAGCTGAACGAGAACGCAGAACTGAGATAACCCAAGATGCCGTATTAAAAATGTGGTGGGATATTGCGACTGCAGACGTTAACGAGCTGACTGAATATCGTCGATTGTGTTGTCGTCATTGCTGGGGCTTTGGTTTTAATTATCAGTGGCGTGATGCGGTTGAATATGAAGATGCTGTGAAAAAAGCCATGGCAGCGAATAAATCACCTCCACAAGATGTTGGTGGTTACGGTTATGATGACACGTTAGACCCTAACCCTGATTGCCCTCGATGTAATGGCGCGGGTATTGGTCGTGCGCATTTTCATGATACGCGCGATTTAGCCGGCGCAGCTCGTCGTTTATTCGCCGGCGTGAAAGAGGGTAAGTTTGGCGTCGAGGTGATCACTCGTAATCAAGATGACGCGCTTAAAATGGTTGCACAGCATTTAGGTATGCTGAAAAACAGAACTGAAGTAACTGGTGCGGATGGTGGGCCCATTCAATCAACAGGAATCGATCTAAGCCACTTAAGTTTTGAGCAGCTCATGCAGTTGAGGAAAAAATCGAAAAGTTGACCTTATTTAACATAATGGTGCTTACATGCCCTGCGACTTTTCAACTCAATTAAAATGTCACTCTAAACCGATAAAAGCCTAAATCTTCTCTTTGAATTTGGGCTTTTTATTTGTTGCTAATTTGTTATCAAAAACTCATTTTCCGTTTCACTGTCCTTTTGAAGTGAAGTGGCTATTTCTTACATTTTAGGTATGGCTATGGATATCGATTTCAGCTTATTTGATGAAGAGATCGAAAGGGAGATAGCACGCCGTAGTTTGCATGAATTCATTCAGTATATAAACCCTGAATACATCACGAGCCATTTCTCTCAAACGGTGTGTGATGCGCTCGATAGGTTTATCATTAAGATGATGAATGGTGAGCGACCGGTGATTATTTTAGGCGCTCCCCCTCAGCACGGTAAGTCCGATATTGTTTCTCGCTACTTACCTGCTTACATCTTTGGTAAATATCCCGATCTGCGTATAGCGGGTTTGTCGTACGGCAAAGACCTAGCCAGTGATATGAACCGTGATGTGCAGCGGATCATGATGAGCGACGAATACGCTGCGCTGTTCCCTTTGTCATGTTTGAATGCCAAGCGCGTTGTTACCATCGAGGTAGAAGCAAAGCGTAACTCAGAAACGTTCGAAATTGTGGGTAGAAAAGGGACATATATCAGTCAGGGTGTCGGTGGTCCATTAACAGGTAAAAAAGTTGATCTTGGTATTATCGATGACCCCATAAAAAACGCCAAAGAAGCATTAAGCCCAACGACCAAGCAGTCAGTCTGGAACTGGTATGTGTCCACATTTAAAACCCGCTTATCGAAAAATAGTGGCGAGATCATTATGGCTACACGATGGGCAACCGATGATTTATCGGGTCGTGTAATCGAAAATAACAAAAAGGCGATAGTATTAGAATTTCCAGCTATTAATGACGATGGGGAAGCCCTAGTTCCTGAATTGCACCCAATTGACAAACTTCTAGAGACTAAAGCAATCCTTGGTGATTATTTTTGGTCTGCCATGTATCAACAAAAACCTAAGCCGGGTGATGGTCAAATCTTCCATGAAGAGTTTGCGCGCTATTACTTGCCAAAAGATCTGCCTGAGTCCTTTGATGAAATTATTCACAGCTGGGATATGACCTTTAAAGATAGCGATGGTACCGACTATGTAGTAGGACAAGTCTGGGGTAAGAAGGGGGCGAATGCGTATTTGTTGTATCAGATTCGTAAGCGTATGAGCTTCACGGAAACACTCAAAGCCGTGAAGCTATTGGTTGAGAAATATCCACAGGCGAGGAGAAAGCTAGTAGAGGATAAAGCTAACGGTCCTGCGGTCATTGATTCACTAAAATCCATTATTTCAGGTCTTGTTCCGATTGAACCAGATGGTAGCAAAATCGCCCGCGCACACGCCTGTACAGCAGAATGGGAAGCCGGAAACGTCTGGCTACCACACAAAGCTATTGCACCGTGGATCACTGAAACGGTGGATGAAATCACAACGTTCCCGTTTGCTGGTCATGATGACACTGTGGATGCCATGACACAGGCATTGCGTTATCTGTTCCAGAAAAAGAAAGGCGGTTTCTTTACAACCAAGAGGTAATTCTATGTGGCCGTTTAAAAGGCGAAAAATTGCAGAGCAGATTGCACCGCCGAAGCGGTCAGCGTTTACCACGGATTTGTATCCTGCATTAGCAAAAGAGAATGGGTTTAACGGGTTAGCATTACCGCAGCCGATGATTAACGGTGTGGGGATGGACAGTATTGATACCTCCGTTCCCTCATTTAAATGTGAGCAAGTTTATGGCGTTCCCGAGTCACAGGCGGCTTGGTATGCCTCGCAAATGTTTATTGGCAACAATATGTGCGCCATTATTGCGAAGCATTGGCTAGTTGATAAGGCCTGCAACATGCCAGCTCGTGATGCTATCCGTCAGGGCTATGTTGTTGATTGCGATAATGACGATGATAGCGCGATTAGCAAGAAGCTACGCAAGCGCGATAAAAAGTATCGCATACAACATCAACTCAAGGAGCTAATTCACTTTGGACGCGTGTACGGTGGTCGATTGGCTCTGTTCGTGGTGGAAACATCAAATCCTAAAGAATGGTATGAGAATCCGTTTAATCTCGATGGTGTGACTAAGGGGATGTACAAGGGGATTAAGCAAATTGATCCACAGTGGGTAACGCCTGATTTAACTGACTCCAACATTCAAGACCCGGCAAGCATGGATTTCTACGAGCCGACGTATTACGTCATCGGTGGCCGTAAATACCATAAATCGCACTTTGTTAAGTTTGTGCCGTTCCCTGTGCCTAATGTACTTAAGCCACTTTATAACTACTTTGGTGTATCAGTGCCAGAGCGCATTTATGAGCGTGTCTATGCATCAGAACGTACAGCCAATGAAGCACCGCAACTGGCAATGACCAAACGGTTATTAACTATTGGCATGGCTGACCCTGAAGGAGCAGATAAAAGTACTATTCAGGAGAACATGATTTATTTCATGGAGATGCGCGATAATTATGGCGTACAGGTGATGGGGAAAGAGGACGTTGCTCAGCAGTTCGATACTTCGTTAGCGGATTTAGATGCCACCATTATGACGCAGTACCAGTTAGTTGCAGCGGCGGCAAACGTACCTGCTACTAAGTTGCTGGGTACCACACCAAAGGGATTTAATGCCACGGGAGAGTATGAAGAGTCGAACTACCGTGAAGAGCTAGAAAGCGTCCAATCAAACGACTTAGACGAACTTTTACAGCGACATTACGACATGTTGATGCGCAGTGAAGATCTACCGCTGACTGAAATATCGGTCACGTGGGCGCCACTCGATAGCCCAACAGCGGCAGAGAGTGCAGATATTGAGTTGAAATCAGCTCAGACGGATGCGGCTCTAGCGGCTACTGGCGCCATTGATGGGTTAGATATTCGTAAAAAAATCGCAGCCGATAAAGAGTCGAGCTATTACGGCATTGATGTGAACGAGGACGATTATGTCGAGGAGAATACGAGTCCGAACGAAAAAGGCGAAGTGGGCAACCTCTCGCCAAGCGGTATTGAAGGGCAAGCCTCTACAGTACTCAGCAGCGCCATCTAGCCGTTATCAACGTGACATGTCACGTTTAATTAGTTCAATGATTAAAGACTATGAAAAAGTATTTAGTGATCTGAGTGATGATTTTGACGGCGCCACGATGGACGCCAGTATCGCGAGTCAAACGCGAATTTGGCTCAACCGGTTAAAACGCAAGTGGGATAAAATCTTTACGACGCAGTCTAGCGCTATGGCAGATAAGTTTGTATCCCAAGTAGATATTGGCGCTCAGCGTAATTTAGACGACTCCCTCAAGCAGCTTTCAGGCGGCATCACAATTAAAACACCTGCGATGCCTGAAGCGTTAAAAGACAAAATAATTGCTGCAACAGCTGAAAATGTCTCTCTGATTAAATCCATTCCTACTCAATTTCATCAGCGTATCGAAAGTGCGGCGTTGCGCTCTATCTCACAAGGCGGTGAGGGTGCGAAAACCTTATTGGATGTAATCAGGCACACTGGCAACGTCACGGAAAGACGAGCGAATATTATCGCTGTTGACCAAACGCGAAAAATCACGACTACGGCAAACTGTGAGCGCATGAAATCAGTGGGTATTCGTAAAGCCATCTGGAACCACTCGGGAGGAAGCGCAGAGCCAAGAGCGTTACATCTGCATCTAAATGGAGAAGAGTTCGATCTAGATAACCCACCGGTGATTGATGAAAAAACCGGTGAGCGAGGATTGCCCGGGCAATTGCGCGAATGTAAATGTTTTATGACGCCAGTTATCGATTTTGGTGAGGAGACATGACAAAACGAACCTATGACAACAACGGCTGGCTCGAAGTAAAAGATAACCCCATCTCTAAAGTTGGGGTTTTTGATTATTTGGGGGCTGAAATCGGGGCGCCGATACCCGACAAAATCTATCGCGTATTACGCCCACCGGAAGAATTAGCCAGCGAAGAGACCATCAACTCTTTCAAGTTAACCCCGTTCATTATTGAACATGAAATGCTGGGTAAATATGCCACCCCAGCGGAGAAGAAAGGCATTCAGGGTGTTATTGGTGAGAACGTGTATTTTGACCCTCCGTATCTTAGAGCCAATATCAAAATCTTTTCTAATGTCGCACTTAGCAATATCGACAGCGGCAAAATCGACCTTTCACCCGGCTACCGCAGTAAGTATGAATTTACCTCCGGTATTTATGAAGGGCAGCACTATGACGTAATTCAGCGTCACCTACGTGGAAATCACCTCGCATTAGTGGATGAAGGACGAACCGGTCCTGATGTTGCTGTGCAAGATCACCTCGTTATCACTATCGACACAAAGGAATTTATTCGTATGAATCCAGAAGATGACAAAGAAAAGCAGACGAAAGATGAGGGGACGTTTACCCCAGAACAACTCGCTGCACTGAAAACTATTATCGCTGAGGCAATCGCAGCAGGTAAGCCAACCTCAGATGAAGATCCTGAAAAGAAAGACACTTCAGACGAAGACCCCGATCCCGAAAAGAAAACGGAAGATACCGAAGCTGAAGTCGAAAAAGCGGTTGAAGATGCTGAAGTCGAAGCGGAAAAAGCGGAATCGGGAGACCCCGAAGCCGTCGAAGCCGCCGAGGTTGCGATTGAAGCGGCTGAAGAAGCGCTGGAAGAAGCTAAAGAAGAACTTGACCAAGCGACAACGGATAGCCTGAATCGCCGTATCAAGCGTCTTAAGCGTGGCATTACTACAATGGATGAAATGGCATCCCTTAAGCGAAAAATGAACCGCTTAGAAAAATCCAAACCGACCATGGACACTGGTGCATTGTTAAAGCAAATCGGTGAGCGTGATTCATTAGCACATAAGCTAACTCCGTTCATTGGCGTGTTCGACCATGCCACCATGACGAAGCAGCAAGTGGCGGAGTATGGCGTTGATAAGCTCGGTATTCAATGCGGTAAGGGTAACGAAGCGATTGCACTTGATGCGTGGATGCAAGGGCGCGTACCGGACTCTCAGAAAGCTACATCAACGATGGACTCTGCGGTTAGCAACAAATCAATTATGGACAAATGGGGAGCTAAATAATGGCAATTCCTAAATCAGTGGCGCATGGATTAACGTCTGGCGTAGTGGGTGAAATCAGTCATGCTGGTCCGATTCGTGCCGTTGCTGCCATTCTCAGTTCTGAGGATGAAAAGCAAAATATCTTCGGTCGTGCGTACACCTACAAAGATGATTCGGTTGAATCTGTCCAAGTGGGTGGTAAGGGTGCGTTTGCGGGGATCATGATTAACCCCAAAGCGTATCGTGTTGAAGTGGGTTACGCACGTAACGGTACGCAAGGTGAATTTTTGGCAATGGGCGAAGTCTATGTCGAACTCGAAGAGGGGGTAGGTAAGATCAATGCGCCAGTTATCTTTGATGAAACGGACGGCTCACTTTCCTCCAAGCTTGTTCCTGCTGCTGGTGACCGCGTGATTGGTTTTGTTAGTCGTCACGTTGAGTCCAGCGAATCAGCCCATTTGAGCGTTATTCGCTTAACGGAAATCCCATACCCAGTGGCAGTAAAGGAAGGTGAATAATGCCAGTCAGTCAACAAAAGTTTTATATGTCCGGTCGTGATATTCGCAAGCATGGTCAACTGAATATCCAACCTGACCAGAAGTGGACGTATCGCGAACTCGAACAAATCGGCTTTGGTGGTTTATCTGCAATGGACTCCGCAATTAGCGGCGCAGCAGTGCAAGGCGGGCTAATTCAGCGCGAGATGTTACAGCACGTTCTTCCTGGTCTGATTCGTACTGCAACTCGTGTTCGCGTACTGGATGAAATCACCGGTGTATTGAATGCCGGTGAATGGCACGATGAAGAAATTATCCTTAACGTGGCAACACCAACCGGTAAAGCCGAGCTCTACGGCGATCATACCAATGTGCCGTTAGCATCTTACATTCAAGACCAGGAGCGTCGCGGTATCGTGCGTTTTGAACAAGGCTTCCAAGTCGGTAAGTTAGAAGAAGCGCGCCAGTCTGCAGCAGGGTTTGAATCAGCAGCAGAGAAACGTAATGCGGCGGCTGAGTCATTAGAGCAAGGGCGTGAGCGCATTGGTTATTACGGTTTTAATGCCCCTGAAACCCGTGTTTTCGGTCTGTTAAATGAGCCTAATTTACCGGCTTATGAAACTGCATCGAAAAAGTGGAAAGGCGGTACGTTTGCGGATATCACGAAAGATATTACGGATATGTTCTCACGCATTGAGATCACCTCGGGCGGTATTATTAAAGATGACATCAATATCACCTTGACGTTGCCGTTAGGCTACCGTTCCGCGCTAAACGTTGCTAACCCTGTAGCACGTGGTGAGACCGTGTATCAGTGGGTGAAAGAGAACTATCCAAACATGCGCTTTGTGTTTTCGCCTGAGTTTGTCGGCGCGAATGGTGGGGCTGATGTGGCGTATATGTTCGCTGACACTGTAGATGATGGCTCAACCGCAACCAGCGCGACAATCTTGCAAGTCGTGCCGGTTAAGTACCAATTACTGGGTTCACAAGCTCAGATTAAAGGTTATTTAGAGGATGCGACTAACGCAACAGCCGGTGTCTTTGTCACGCGTCCTTGGGCGATCACCCGTCTAACGGGCATCTAACTTAACCACTTCCTTTTTTACGCCCTCATTTGAGGGCTTTTTTATTGGAGAAAGCCATGTCTCTCTACGTTTATTGCACATTATCAAACGACCAAAATTACTCCGTTAAAGACGGCAAGGTGTTTATTGCAGGTCAAGCCAACATCATGACTAAGCACATGTATACCCCGCGCGGGCGTGTGACAGAAATCAGTGATGAACAATACTCACAACTCAAAGATAACCATGTATTTCAGTTGCATAAAGAAAACGGGTTTATCAGTGTGGAAAATCGCAAAGAAGATCCAGATAAAGTGGCCACAAATATGGAAGCCAGTGACAACTCAGCACCTGAAACACCTGAATCACTGGAAGCGGCTAAGCAGGAAGTCCCGAAAACCAACAAAAAGGGTAAATAATGATGGAGGCGAGCACATTTCCCCTTCAATCATTTCGTGTGCTCCGTCCACAGTTCAGTGCGGTGCCTGATGATGATATTTATATTATTGCCCAATCCGCGTTGAATTATTTTTCCCCTTGTCGTGGTGTTTGTACCAATGAATTGTGGATGCTGGTTGTCGCCCACATGTTGGACTTAAATCAGCAAATTGCAGAGGGCGCCGCGCCCACGGGTGTTGTTACCAGCGTCACCATGGACAAAATCAGCGTGTCATTCTCTGCACCGCCTGCGGGTTCTGATTGGTCACACTGGTTCAAAATGACCACATATGGCCAACAGTTCTTAGCACTCATTAAGCGCTGTAGCGTACCGCAATATATTGGTGGTGCAGGTGAACGCTCGGCATTTCGCGGTGTGGGTGGGCGATTTACGCGCGGGGGCGATTACGTTAATGACGAAATTAGCCCAGTTAAAAGCGGTTTACGATGAGTTAGCCAAGATACAGCTTAAAGTCGGCTTCTTTGATCATTCCAAATACCCTGACGGTACGCCCATTGCGTATGTTGCTGCTATTCAGGAATTAGGTTATCCCGAAGGCGGTATTCCTCCTCGCTCGTTTTTTCGCCCTACGATGAGTGATAAAAAATCAGAGTATGGTTCGTTAATCTTTCGTGCCGCTAAAGCAGCTGCAAAGGGAAATATCACAGTCACTGATGGGCTCACTCAAGTGGGTGCAAAAGCGGCTAGTGATGTGAAACTGGCGATTAAAGCTGTTACCACCCCTGCGTTAGATGATGCAACCGTAAAGGCTAGGGCGCGGCGGCATAGCAAAGGCAAGTCGACAAATAAGCCATTGGTCGATACAGGTCAGATGTTAAATGCGGTTACTTTTGCCGTGGAGGATAGATAATGTTTGGTAATTTACATCGTATAGCGTCGCGTTATATCCCACAGCAAAAAGCTATGTGGTTTCGTTTCAAAAGCCGTGAACCTGATGAATTAGGGCATGACCAAAACCAATACTATGAACCGGTTGAAATTCGCGGGAGCTGGCAAGCGGTAGATACACAAGACGCCCAAAGTATGGGGTTTGATTCAAGCTCGGTTTATCGTCGTTTCTATACCTCTCACGATATCAAAAGCATTCAGCGCGGCACGTCTCCCGATTTCCTTGTTTTCAATGGCAAGAAATACGATGTGATGGGCGATGCGGATTGGTATGAGCAGGACGGCTGGAAATCAGTGATTTGTATCGAGGTAGGTGCTTATGACGGATAACAATGTTGATATTGCTCTTCGTAAGCAGCTTCTTTTTCAACTCAAAGAGGCAGGAATTGATATCCCCATCAAAGCAGGGTTCCAATCAACTAAGCAAGGTCGCGAAGAAAATATGGTGATGTTTTTCCCCATTGATGAGCATGGTCACGGGTGGCAGGGGAGAAAATACAACGTTCAAGGTGAAAAGGCGAATCACCAAGAAAGCCAGTTATCTGAGAAAACATACCAGTTTCAAGCTCTAATCACTGATTCTGAGCATTATACAGCGGGAGACATTACCGCTATTGTCAGAATGATTACCAACTCTTTGCCCTTTGTTGAAGCATTAAGAAAGCAAGGTGTTGGTATTCAACGCGCAAGCACCATTCGTAGGCCTTATTTTCTTAATGATCATGGTAACTACGAACAAAATCCCTCGTTCGACCTCACGGTTTCATTCACCCGGACATTACTTCCCGATACAGCGGCTGTTAGTGCGCTCTATCCTGACATTCACCGCATATAAGGTTTTACTATGCCAATTAAACAAAATCGATACGTTGATATCGCATCGGCGGTTATTGGCGCGTCTGCTGTTCCGATGCGTAAACTAATCGGTCGCTTATTTTCAACCAACCCTAAAATTCCCGCTGGTAAAGTTTTAGAGTTCGCCAGTGGTCAAGTTGATGAACTGTTAGGCGCGGATTCACCCGAAGCGCACTTTGCGCGTCAGTATTTCAGCTATGTCAGTCCAGCACCGGTTAGCAAGCCTAAAGCGCTGCAAATCGCGTCTTATGAGCCAGTAGGACGAGCGCCTACGTTGTTCGGTACTAAGGCAGCGGCATTAGCGGATTTAAAAATGATTGCGGATGGTACCTTGTCTGTCACTATCGGTGCTATCACCAAAGATTACAAAGAATTGGATTTGTCAGAGGTGAAATCGTATGCCGATATTGCATCGATGATCCAAGCGAAACTGAATGCAGAGCCTGAGCCTCAGTTCTCAAACAGCTATTTGACGTTTAATTCCCTGAATAGTTGCTTTGAGTTAAGTGGTGGCGTTCAGAAACGCGCCTCTATCGGTGTCGCTTACTCTGTTCTGTCGAATGCGATGGGATTATCATCCGGTACCACATCCGAAGGCAACCCGGCACAGACGCCACTCGAAGCTTTCATTGTGGCTGAACAAGTCTCTGACTCCTTTGGTAGCGCGACATTCTTAGATGAAATGTCATTAGAGCAGGCGGTACCGCTGGCGCAATATGTTGCCGGTGAGAATGTGAAGTATCAACTTCATTTAAGTGTGAGTAAAGGCAAGGTTGAAGATTTTAGCGCCGCGTTAATCAATACCGCATCTGTGGGGCTTAATCTTAAAACAGAAAACCTCTATTACGTCCAAGCGTTGCCAATGGCGATCATGGCCGCAACAGATTACGACCGCACTAATGCAACGACGAACTATATGTTCCGTCAATTTAGCGTGACGTTCCCGGCACAGGTTACTACTGACCAGGATGCCAACCTCTACGATAAATATCGAGTGAACTACTACGGTGAAACAGCGGTTGCCGGTTCGCAGATTCGCTTTTATCAGCGCGGGTTCTTGTGTGGTGGTCCATCGAATCCATTGGACATGAGCGTCCATGCTAACGAGCAGTGGTTAAAAGCCTATATCGCACAACAGTGGTTCAGTGTATTGCTTTCCACGCGTGGTGTTCCAGCGAATAAAGACGGGGAAGCCCGTGCGCTCATGGTGATTGCTGGCGCAGTGACCAAAGCATTGGGTAACGGCACGATTTTAGCCGGTAAGACAATTACTGAAGTTCAAAAACTGGCGATTGCCGATGCTTCCGGTGATGACCTCGCTTGGCATGACGTGCAGGACAAGGGCTATTGGTACAATGCCCAAATCGTTGAAAGCACTGGCGAGAGTGGATTGCCTGAGTATGTCATGAAGTACGTATTAATTTACGGAAAAGGCGACTGGGTGCGTAAGGTCGAAGGCTCACATAATTTAGTGTAAGGAATAGATAATGAGCGACATTTCAGCAACAGGCTTGAGTTTAACGATTCAAGCCTCTAAAACTTTTCCAGCCGGTATCTTAATCACCACATTTGCTGATGATGCCGATCCACTGGATTTACCTGCAGTAGATATTGCGCAGACTGGCATGGACATTAACGGTAATTTGGTGAGCTGGTCAACACCGACGCCGCAGACGGTGACAATTAACGTTTTAGCCGGTAGCGAAGAAGACCAAAACCTGTCGATTTTGCTCGAGGCAAATACAGCGAAAAAAGGGCGTCGTCATGCCGGTGATATGATCACCATGGTAGCATCGTACGGAGATGGTTCTACAGTCACAGCGCGTAACGGAAAAATGACCAATGGTAGTCGCGGTAATTCAGCGGCATCCGCAGGTAAGTTGAAAGCGAAGCAATACACCTTTGTTTTCCAAGACTTCGACAGCACGCGAGTCCGTTAATTCACTTCCAACTATGGCGGGGCTACCCGCCTTTTTTATAGGTTCACATCATGTTAATTAAACCCAAAGAAGTCGCTATCAAAGACGTTGATGGTGACGAAAAGCTATTTGTGATCAGCCGACTGCCAGCAACGGTTGGGCGTGAAATTTTGGCTAAATATCCACTGTCTAACGCACCGAAAATAGGTGATTACGATGTCAGTAAAGAAGCCATGCTGAAAATGATGGCGTATGTCTGTGTTGTGGTTGATGGGGATGAAATTCCACTCAAAACGCAAACCTTGATTGATAACCACGTGCCGGATGGTGAATCGTTGATCCGCTTAGAACTGGAAATGCTGAAATATAACACCAGTTTTTTCGGGGGCGACGGGAACTCAGGCTTCCTCCATTACCTGCTCAGCAAGGTAAGCGGTTCACTCCCGTCGATTATAAAAACGCTGATGGGTTCTTTGCAGTCATCCTCAGCGAAGACCTCGCCACCCTCTCAGAGCTCAAAACCTCAATAGATTTAGAAGAAGCGATGGACTTGTGGGAAATCGCTATCATTAATCGCTACAACGAAGCCTTAGCCGCTTCAAAGGATAGATAATGTCGTTAATGGATACGTTTGTTCAGGTCTTTGAATTTGACACCCGGCAAGCCGATAAAGCCTTTGACAAAGTCCAGCGTTCTACGGACGACATTATCGAGGGCATGAAGAAAACCCAAGAAGCGGCAGAGCAGAGCTCACTCACGTTCGGCAGTGTGATGAACGAGTTATGGCAATCGCTCCAAGGGCTATCGGGTGAACACTCCATTGATTTTTCGACTAATGCCGAAGAGGTCAACGCACAGACTGACGCGGTTAAGTCACAATTGGATTCTGTGAGTACTGCTTTAGTGGCTTTGGATGAGCAGCGTGAGGCTACAGATGCCGGTTGGAGTGAAACTCAGTCGACATTGGGTGAGCTGGATGAGCATTACCAATTATTACACGGTGATATTGCTCAATTATCTACGGGCATGACTGAACTTGAACACACAGAAAGTCAAAGTGTAGCCACTAAACGTTTAGCTAACGCGATAATTCAAGCCTTACAAGGCAATTATCAAGAGCTGATCCGTATTGTTGACGAAATGCGAGTCAAGGGAATTGAGGCGGCAAATAGCGAAGTTAAAGCACAAGGTGAAGTTCAAAAAAACTTAGATAACACCAACGCTAAATACCAAAAAACAGGCAACACGATCGTCTCTTTTGCGAAAAAGGCATTAGGTGCTGTGGGCTTGTTGATGGGTGCGACTGCGATGGTGAGCGAATCTGTCACGCGCTCCGCTGAGATTGAATCACTTGATAAGCTAGGTAAAAAAATTAATGTAGCCACAGCCGATGTGGACGCATTTGCAGGCTCAATGGCAGAGCTTGGTGGGACGCGAGATGCGGCTCAAGCCGATTTATCCGCTATGGCAAAATCCTTTGGGTTTGCGAAAAACTCGATGGAAAAAGTCCTGAAAACGGCTGATAAAGTGCAGGGAATGAAGTTCGATAAAGCCAAGGCGACTTTATCTGCGCTGGGTGTGACCGATGATAAAACTGTCGAACTCATGATGAAGGGGCGTAAAGAGCTTGAACGGATGATGGGTATTCAAAAAGAATACTCGGGCATCAATAAAGAAAGTATTGAGCAATCTATCAAGTTCAATAACGCCATGCAGGGTTTTAAGCAGTCTTCCGGCTTGCTGAAAAACAGCTTTCTTGAAATGGTGATCCCTGTTTTAACCAAAGGATTGGAATGGATTAATAAGTTTGTTGGTTTCTGCAAAGATAACAAACAATTAATGGTTGGTTTCTTCATTGCGATAGGCTCTGCAGTCGCGATTTTCTATGTTCCTTCAATGATAGCAGCGGCAACTGCTACGCTTGCGGCAACGTGGCCCATATTGGCAATTGTTGCTGTTATTGCCTTACTTGCTGCCGCATTTGCGTTTGTCTATGACGACATTATGAATTTCATCGACGGCAACGATTCGATGATTGGTCGTATTCTTGACGAATACCCTGAGTTAAAAGAAGTCATCCTACGACTCTGGCAAACGTTTAAAATTCTGTTTGAGTATCTGATGGTTGCGGTGAAGTTTGTCGCCGATATTGTCGTCAACGCCTATAACTCGATGAACAATGCGTTAAATCAGTTTATTGACTGGTTAGTGGTAAGTATCAACTCAATTGTCAGTTGGGGGAATGATTTCAAGGGTGTCTTTAACACCGTATCGGATGCTGTCGTCGGCATTTTTAAATGGCTGTGGGCGCAAATACAGCAATATCTCGGCTGGATCAATGATGGACTGGACGCGATTAAAAACGGCTGGAGTACGGTTAAAGGCTGGTTTGGCTTTGAAGATGCGGAAGTGACTCAGACGGTTGAGCGTAAAGTCTCTGCAGATGGAACAATTGAGCACACTATACCTGAAACGCCAAAGTTATCTGAAGATGATACCGCCTTGCTTGTGAAAGGGCTTAACCAACAAATAACGGGCATGTCGACTAACCCGATGAATCCTGTCACTAGCCAAGCAATCAGTAATCAGTCCAGCACGACTAACGAAACCAATCTTTCAATTGGTGAAATAAAGGTTGAAACACAAGCGACGGATGCGCAGGGCATAGCTAACGGTATAAAAGATGCACTTCAATCACAGTTGCAAGATTTAGGGCACCAGACTAGCTCGGGGGTAAGCAAATGATCACCGAAGTTAAAATATTCAATGTGGATAATTTTACGACGTTATTTGAAACCGCAAGCCCGATTCAAATCAATGTCCGTGACGAGCATAAAGCGACGCAGTTTGCTGTTGAATCAGGCGAGACGCGTAGCGATCATGTCGTTGTTCAACCGGTTGAAATTGGTATGGACTTAATTCTCTCTGGCGAGATGAAAAATGCGTTTGAGCTTATGCAGCAAGCGTATGACAAACACCAATTAGTCGGCATTCAAACGCGCGTTAAAATCTATCAACCTATGTTGTTAGTGAATTTCTATCATGATGAAATTCCTGAAATGTCAGACGCGATTAAGTTGTCATTACGTTTCACTGAGTGGCGAACGGTCGATCCGGAATATGGTGACTTACCGCCACGCAAGGTTGTCAAAAAAGAGCAATCAAGCACTGTGAATCGCGGTAAAGTTCAAACTTCGACGGTACCGGAGAAGAAGAAAAAATCTGCAGCCGCTAAGGTTGCTGATGGCGAATTTACACTAGGGGGATGGTAATGCAAGAGATTCCATTAAATGCAGTCCCCAACCAACGATTGCGGGTGAGCCTTGTCGATGATGAGTGGGAACTCACGATAAAAGTGGCGCGTAATGTCATGTTCTGTGATATCAAGCGCAATAACGACATGTTAATACAGGGCGTTCGTGTGATGCCGAACCAACCATTGATCCCCTATCGCTATTTATCCGGTACCGGTAATTTTGCATTCATCACAGACAACGATGAGTTACCGTGGTGGGAGCAGTTCGGAAAGGCTCACTATCTTGTGTGGTGGGGTGACGATGATTGATTTACGCCGCATTAGAGTCGGCATTGAGGTAAATGGGCGACTGCAGTGGTATGAGGGCTTGCGTATAAAAGCCAATGGCACCAAGTACGCCAACCCATTACAGAATGAGTGTACGGTCAACATTGACGGTTTAAATGCGGATACGCGCAATATGCTGTTAACGGAAACCAGTCCATATGCAAAAAGTAAAACGCCACACCGGTTAATTGTTGAAGCCGGTCGCGCCAGTACGGGGGTATTTCGGATTTATGTGGGTGATATTGTTAGTGCTGAAATAGCATCCCCACCGGATGTCACACTGACGTTGAAAGCTAAAACCAACAACGCCACTGCGCGGGAAATGGTATCAACGTCCGGTTCGGCAATGAACAAGCTGAGTGATATCGCGAAGAATATCGCCCAAGATTGTCATGTAAAACTCGACTTTCAAGCCACTGATAAGAACATTGCGAACTGGTATTTTTGCGGGTCGGCACTCAAGCAAGTCGAAAAACTTCAAGAGGCTGGCAAGGTAAAAGCGTTTATTGACGATGATGTGTTGTATGTCAAAGACCAGGATAAAGCATTGTCGGGTCGACTGCGTATTTTAAACCAAAAATCCGGCATGGTAGGCATCCCCAAAGCCACTGAAAAAGGCGTTGATGTCACTTATCTCATTGATGCGGAGTCGTCGCTCGGCGGCATGCTGCGCCTTGAGAGTAAGTTTAATCCCGCACTTAACGGCGATTACATTATTGAGCAGTTGAAGTTCGATATTGCTTCTCACGACGATCCTTTTTTCTATCAAGCGACCTGTAAGCGTGCTTAAGTCAATTTAGTCCAGCTTAAGTAATTAAAAACTACTTTGATATCAAATTATTAGTTTTCATTGTGACTAATTGGATTTTTACTCCCGGTTTTTAGTCCGTCGATTCTCTCTAATTTAAAGGTAAGAAATGAACCAGCCCAATAGTGATATTGCTAGCGAAGGCAGCTTGGCAGGGCAGCTCTCGGCTGCATTTCGCAATTTCCTGATGAATATTGATGACATGCTTCCGGCAACGGTAGTGAGTTATGACGACGATACCAATCGCGCCGTTATTAAACCGCTAGTCATGATGGTTTCTACTGAAGGACAAAAAATGGGGCGAGCTGCAGTACCGAATATCCCTGTTTTTCGTTTTGGCGGTGGTGGCTTTTTTATCCGCATGCCAATTAAGCCGGGGGATTTTGGCTGGCTCAAAGCCAATGACCGAGACGTCAGTTTGATTTTTCAGCGTGGCGGCTTAGAAGATGAACCCAATACCGCGCGTTTGCATACTTTTAGTGATGCCATGTTTTATCCCGATACGCTCAAAGGCTGGCTGATTGATGGAAAAAATGCCGATGCTTTAGTGATCCAATCTATGGATGGCTCTGTGTGCTTATCATTGCATGAAGATAAGGCGGTTTTAGATGCACCAAAATTTATCTCTAATGCCCCAGAAAATGAGTTTAACGGCAATGTGATTATCAATGGTAATCATGAGGTTAATGGTAACAGTGACTCAAATGGCGGCACGATGAAGCACAACGGCAAAGATATCGGGTCTACACATAAACATGACAAAGTCCAAAGAGGTGACAGTAATACAGGAGAACCCGTATGAGGACATTTAACGTCAACAGTAATAACGACATCCACATTGGCAATGATGGAAATTTGTCGATTGTGAGTGGTGAACGGGCATCCGAAAAACGTTGCGAACATTACGCGAAGGCACTGCGCGGAGAGATGTTGCATAAGTTGGACTTGGGTATTCCGTATTGGAAAACCACATTTGGACGACAGGCTGATATCCCGCTGTTTGAATCTGCGTTCCGCGACCGTATGCGTGAGCTGGATGATGTGATATCGGTCGTGTCATTCTCGGCATTAATCACAGATAACACGCTGAAATACACTGCAGTGATACAAACGATTTATGGGGAGATAACGCTCAATGGCTGATTATCAATTTATTACATCGCAAGGGGTGATTATTCCCGATACCAGCAAGTTACGTGAAGACGTTGAAAACGAGTATAGAGGCGTGTTTGGTCAGGACTTAGATGTTAACCCCGAAACGCCGCAGGGTGCTCTGATCACCATGGAAGTGGAGAACCGAGATGCTGTCGCTCGTAACAATGCCGAATTAGCCAATCAAATTAACCCCGATTTGGCCGGCGGCATTTTTCTTGATGCAATCTGGGCATTGATGGGTGGTCAGCGCTTTGATGCGACACACTCATTTCTGACGCAGGTTAAGTTTAGCGGCGTTGCCGGTACCATTATCCCCAAAGGTTCACAGGCAACGACACGGGGAGGCGATATCTTTGAAACAACAAAGGTATTAATTCTTGGTAAAGATGGTACGGCTACGGGGGATATGCGTTCCATTGAGACTGGTGCTATCGAGTGTGGCGTTGGTCAGTTGGATAAAGTAGCCAGTTCAGTGCTTGGCTGGGAAACTGTCAGTAACCCGACATCTGCGACGTTAGGGCGGATTGAAGAGTCCGATTTGCACGCGAGACGCAGGCGTAAGCAAACACTCGCGCGAAATACGGTGAGTGTTGGGGAGGCGATCACATCAGCACTCTATGAGCTGGAAGGGGTACGCTCTTTAGCTTATAGAGAGAACTATGGCGACACACCGATTATTTTTGATGGGATCACTTTGGTACCACATAGCGTTTACGTTTGTGTTGAAGGGGGAGATAAGAATCAAATTGCCCAATCCTTACTGAGAACAAAAACACTCGGCGCGGCCTTTAACGGCAGTGAAGAAGTTGAGGTACTTGAGAAAATCAGCGGTCAAACGTACCCCGTGAAATTCGATAGAGCAAAAGAAATTGTGTTGTTTTGCCGGGTAACGGTAAAAAAAGCCACGGTGGATGCGCAAACTATTATACCCAAGGCGGTCGAGTCTTGGGCGAATGGTGATGTAGAGGGCGACGGTGGTTTAGTGGTTGGTCGTGATGTTTCTCCATTTGAAATTTCAGCCGGTATTAATACCGTAGAGCCAAGACTGTTTATTACTCGCGTAGAGCTTTCAACAGATGGTAAAGCGTGGTCCTCTGATAACTTCACGATAAAGCTGAATGAAGTGGCTCGTATAAAAGGCAGTGCTGTACAAGTGGTGATTGTATGAAATCAGTACAATCATTTGATTTTCATTCGGATTTATTAAAAGCCATTCTTTGGCAATATGAAGAGGCTGAAAACCTCAAGGCACTAGCAAAATACAAGTCAGATTACTTTGAGCGTTCCACCATAGAATTTTGGCGTAACTGGTACCGCGATGTTTTTAATATCGACACGGCAAATGAATTTGGGCTCAATATCTGGTCACGCATCCTCGATGTACCGTTAGGGATTGACGTTCCTCCCAGCGATAAAACGAAAGTGGGGCTTGGTTTTGGTAAAAAGAAAGCCAATTTTAAAGCTAACTTTCGGCGTAATTCAGATTACACATTGTCACTGACGGTAGAGCAAAAGCGGCTGATCATCCGTATGCGTTATTTCAATCTCACTCAAAGCCCCACAGTGACCAATATTAATGAGTTTCTGCGTCGATTTTTCTGGCAAGAAGACAGCAAAGTCTTTGTGTTAGATCCGCTAGACATGACTTACATGTACTACGTCTTCAACTACAACCCTGACGAACGCCTAAGGCTTTTGCTAGAAAACTTCGATCTCATGCCTCGCCCATCTGGCGTTGGCGTCAAATATCGTATTGTGACGAAGAAATCCTTCGGTCACGGAAAATTCCGCAAAAACTTCCTGAGCAGTAATTTCGGAGCATAAACACAATGACTAAAATCTTTAAAGTTCCCTTTGCAACACAAGGGGATCGAACTTCTATTCCCAATGAAGTGCAATCCGATGGCGCCGTGTCTTACACGCAAGGCTATGGATATGATTATGAGCGCGATCAAGTATCAGACCCTGCAGCTAAAGATATCGAACGTGAAAAAATGAATGGCATATTTCACGATATTACTGAAGCGGTGGGTGAGATCCAAAATTACGGTTTTCCTAAATGGGCAGAAGAGGGCAAGCCTTATCCTATTCGAGCCATTGTTTATCATAAAAACAAAGTGTGGCAGTCCAAAGTTGAGAATAATGAAATAGAGCCGGTTGCTGGTGCTCAGTGGGCTGAATTAAAAGCGGACTTAACCGCTGGCGACATCAACGTTTATAACAAGACGGAGTCGGATAAGCGATACCAGCCTTTGGGGAATTATCAGGTTGCAGGGTATAGTTACTCAAAATCAGAATCTGATACAAACTATCAACCGAAAGGCAACTATGCTCCTGCTGCTAACTATGCAATGAAAGGTGATAGCTACACGAAAGCAGAGGGCGATGGTCGATACCAGCCAAAAGGTAGTTATCAGCCAGCAGGAAACTACGCGGTAAAAGGTGAAAGCTATACTAAAGCGGAAGAAGATGGTCGATTTCAACCCAAAGGAAGCTATCAAGCTGCTGGGTATAGCTACTCAAAATCAGAATCAGATGGAAGATATCAACCGAAAGGTAATTATCAGCCGACAGGTAATTATGCACTCAAAGGGGAAAGCTATACCAAGGCAGAAGGCGATGGGCGCTATCAACCGAAGGGAAATTATCAACCTACGGGGAATTATGCATTAAAGGGAGATAGTTACACTAAATCAGAAACATACAATAAGTCAGAAGTTGACTCCAAAATAGGAGGTACCCTTAACAGTAAAAACTTTAGGATCTCAGCTTATACTGAAACTGCAATGGGATATAGTGGCTGGTCTACATCTCCAGCTAACCAATTTATCGTTGGCATGAGGAACAAAAATGGAGGACCAGGAGATGTCTGGTGTGACCGTATAAGAACCGCTACTTTGCAAATATTGGTCAATGGAGTGTGGGTAAATGTCACTAACTAAAAAGTTTGAACGATATATTCCAGAAGAAGATCATTATTCTAATGTTATTTATTTGCGTAATATCGATGGGGATTGGTACAAACAGCAATCAAATTTCGCAAATAACTCATTGAAGGTTTTGTATGATGACGATGGATTCATTATTTCAATGCATCATGATGTCTCAATGCTTTATCCCGACGGTGCATATATATGTGAGCTTGATGCTAATACCCATGTCAATATTGATATTCATAAGATTAAAGATGGAAAACTATATGAGTATCAATCATTAGATAACTACAACCGTTCCCAAATTGATCTTAAGAAAAAACAACTAATGAATGAAGTGTCGAGTCTTATAGACCCGCTTCAGGATTCTTTTGATATGGGAGTTGCGACTAGTGAGGAAATTGAAAAATTGATAGCATTGAAAGAGTATCGGATTTCTCTAAATCGAGCTTCAACTCTACATGATATTAAATCTCTGACGTTGCCAGTATAAGAATAGTCGCCCACAACTAATGGGCGATATTATTATCATATTAATGGTTTTTTATTTCTTCTATTTTACTGTAAAGCCAAATGAATTTGGTTTTAAGTTTCATGCTTAACTTAAATTCATTTTGAAATGGTTTTAGTAGGGATTTTATATTCTTAATCTGAGTATTATTGAAATGACAATATCCGCGTACTTTTTTATTAATGCTTCTAAGTAAGCTGTATTCATGCTCCATTGTTTTAGCCAACATATTGATGACACTATCGGACTTATTAGAATTTGAATATATCGAATATAAAGACTCCATAGCATACATCACATCATCAATGTGCTTTTCTTTTGGGCTTCCAGTTATGCTTGTAGACCTAGTTCTATATAAAACCAATGGGGCAGAAATACTAAAAATATTTTTTATCTTCGCAGTAATAACTGGAATTATTGCTAAATCTTCATATTCACGACCACAAGGAAACTTAATATCATCGAATAGTTCTTTTTTATAGACTCGGCACCATGAAAACCAACTGTTTTTCTCAAATATCCCTGATAAATCAGTTAATTGATTGACTATGTGATAGCCGTTATCTAGATTCGTTACTGATAGAGGGTATGTTTCTTTTGGATTATCATTGTAGAATCTAGATGCATTAAATATGATCATATCTGGTTTGTGATCTAACATCACAGGTTTAATCGTTTCCCATAATGATGGTGTCCAAAGGTCATCAGCATCTAAAAATGCAATATATTTTCCGTTCGCATGCTTTATCCCATTATTTCTTGCAATAGATACGCCTTGATTTTTTTGGTTTATCAGAAGAACATTAGAAGATATATTTTCATGCGAATATTTAAAGCGTTCTATTTCCGATTCCGAGTTATCTGTTGATCCATCATTGACAACAATTACTTCAATTAGATCTGTAGCTGATATAGGTAAGGAGTTCAGGCAGTCATATACATACTCTCCATTATTGAAGCAAGGGATTATGACTGATAGTAATATTTTTGTTTTCATAAAGATGCCTATTTTACATCGCTGCGAGTATCATTGATTATATGTATGTTATCAAATGACGATATTTACGGAAAGAATAAAGCCGCATATCGCGGCTTTTCATCACATTAGGTATTTTTTAGACTCAAATTTTTCCGCTTTTGAGTTACCGTAAAAATGCCTCTCCAATTGGGTTAGTAATTCTTTAGCGACACTTTCTGCCATAAATGATTGCACCGGCTCCCTTTCTATATTTTGCATTTCTCGAGTTTCTTCATTGAACATAGGATCAGAAAATACAAATTTCATGAACACAAAGCCGGGCGGGTTATCAATAGACAACTGAGCTTTTTCTAGCTTTGGAATGAATTCTGCGTTATCAGCTTCAAGTTCTACATACTCGTCTTTTTTCAT